GTCTTGGGCATGGGGACTGAAAATTCCTTGCCCCCCCTACCCGGGGTTGCGACCGAAGCCGCCGTCCTCACGTGCTGTCTTGCTCGAGTGACACGAATGGCAGAGGCCCTGGTGGTTGCGCGGATCCCAGAAGAGATTTCGGTCGCCCCGATGGGGAACGACGTGATCGACGTCTGTTGCGGGGACGACTCGCCCGGCCTGCTCGCACACCACGCACAACGGGTGCGCTCGGAGATAGGCCTCACGGTACCGCCGCCATCGCGCGTCGTACCCACGCTGGGCTGCCGTGCCGCGTCGCTCGTCGACGGCGCGCTGAGCTGCTCGACGATGGCGCACGCACCGACCACCACCAACAACCAACACGCCACAATCAGGGCAAGGTGCGGGCGGCCGACTTGGCATTGAGAGGTGTCCACGTTCATGGACACGTAAGGTATATCCGACCGTTGGTGAAAATCTTCACCAAGAATCTACAACTCGCACTCCATACCATCGCTAAGCGGCAGTGCTTCACGAGGCTCACCGGTGACCGTCATCCACAGCGCAATCAGACGCTCGCCGGTGGCATGGCGCATGTCACTGTACTGGCACTTGCTGAGCGTGGAGTGATCGACGTCGATGCTGTTGGCCACCTGACGCAGCGTATGCCCGTGGCGCTGCAGATCGGCCACGACCATCGCCCAGTTGACCCGCAGCGCAACGTTCACCGCTTCCGCACCGTGGGCTCCGGCACCACCGTCGCCACCACGCCTGGCTCCATCCACGGCGCTCCGATCACTGCGTCGCCCTCGGCCGCGTAGAACCGTCCGGAGCGCATGCCCTGGCCGATCCAGCGGTTGACCTCCTCGGCGCCGAATGCAGAGCGCAGGTCGTCGATGAACGCGGCCACTGTCGGCATCGCCTCTCGCATCTCACCCGCCACTTCTCGTCTCCTCTTCATAGGGTATGGACGTGGACCACGCGCGCGTGCGCGCCGGCGCCCGCCCCCGTACGTGTGTGCGTGTGTGCGCGGACGTGCGCGCGGCGGCCCGGTCCACCCGGTCCACTGGTCCAGCGTGTTCAGCGCGTTGTTTCGTGGTGACTTTTCGGCACGGACTTGGACCGGGGTCGAGCCCTGGACCAGCGGTCTGCACCATCTCTGTCCCTGCCACGAAGGGGAAACGCGCATCACAGCGGCACATCCATCGGAGGTTCGTCCGAGCCCGGTCCGGTCCGGTCCGGTCGGATGAACACGTGCGGGCGCGTGCCGTCGCTGCGGCGTTCACGTCCGCGCGTCCAGCCCATCGCCTGCATGATTTGCTCGACCCGCTTGGCCATCTGGCCAGCGCTGTCGATCTTGTCGGCCGACACGCCGAGCACACCCAGCAGCTCGGCGGTGGTGAAGGTGCGGCGGTCGAACTGCTTGTCCGTCTCCAGCCGCTTGGCGATCTCGTCCAGCCACGGATCGACGATCACCCGGTTGTCTTGTGCGGGAATGAAATGCTCCCGCTCTTCCTCGCGTGTGGGCCACCAGCGCTGGCCGGACTTGACCTCGGCGAAGGCCTGGGCGAAGAGCTGGTCGCGCCAGTCGCGCAGCCGGTCCAGATCAACCACTTCGCCCACGGACACCGGCCAAAATCGGCGGTTGCCCGTCATGTCGCGCAGGTAGCGCTCCTGGTTCGTCGTGCCCGCCATCACCACCTGGCGCGGCCGGCGCTTCGAGCGACGCTCGTAGACCCCTCGGAACTTGTCGTTGAGAGTGGTCAAAAACTGCTTGACCGCTGTCGTATCGGCCCGGCTGAAACTGTCGAGCTCGCTCACCTCGTACAGCCACACGTCCTCGAGCTGCAGCAGCGCGTCCTTGTCGCCGATCTTGAACTGGGTGTCCGAGAACCACGTCCCGGCGAGAATGCTCAGCGCCGTCGACTTGCCCTTGCCCTGGCCGCCCTCGAGGACCAGCATGTTATCGACCTTGGCGCCAGGCTTCCACACCCGCGCCACCATCGCGCGCAGAAAGAACGCCCCTGCCAGGCGGACGTATGTCGAGTCCTCCACGCCGCAGCACTCGTGCAACCAGTACGTCAGGCGATCCGTGCCGTCCCAGGTCAGCGACTCCAGGTAATCGACCACTGGATGGAACTTATGCCTCGCGGCGGCCATCTCCACGCCTGCGTGCAGATTCGCCTCCGAGCGGACCAGCAGATCGCACCCTTGTGCGAGCCATAAGCCAAGTTCGCGATCGTCATCCGTGGTCCACTCCCCGGGCCCCGAGTCCCACGGCGTGCGCTTCAGCGACTCCGTGCGACCCGCGAAGGCGTTGAACCCCAGCGCATCGCGCCAGCGAGGGTGGTGACAGAGGACCAGCATCACGTTCTCGCGGCAGTCCACGGGCTGATCCCGTCTGCCGTAGATGAGCGTGCTTTGCCAGTCATTGTTTCCGCCGGAAGACCCTCCCGAAGACGGAGGGGTGCGGGGCGGATCCGGTGGCGGAGGTTCAGAGGCCAGCGCCGCTTCGCCGTAACGATCCTCGCCCGTCTTGACCAGGCGATTGACGATCCAGTCGAACAGCGCGCGGCCCTGCAGGTCGGCCACTGCATCGGCCACGTCCCACCCGTCCGGCTTCTCGCCAGGGCGAGGAATGTCGACCAGTCGCACCTCGCAGTCGAGCTGCAGCAGGATGTCCTGCAACTTGAGCATCGTCGCGACGCCCGGTTGCTTGTGCTCCGGCAAGACCACATTCGTGCGGCGATCGCCTTTGCAGTCGCAGTCCGGCCACAGCACCACGCGGCGGCCCTTGAGGAGCGACCAGTCCGCCTTACCCAGGGCTTTGCCACCGCCTGGCCACGACACCACGTCGAACCACGGCGCCAGGTGCTCCCAGGCCGCGTCCGCACACTTCTCGCCCTCCACCACCAGCACCGCCTTGTCTCGGCGCAAGGGGAGGGCCGAGGCGGCCATGGACGGCAAGTAAAGCGGGCGCGGCTCATCGAACGAGATCCAGTGCCATTCCCGACGACCGTCCGGGTGCTGTGCAAAAACACAGGGGATGACTTCCTTGCCACCGTCCGATGTGCGGAAGCGGTACACGCAGCCGAGCAGCTGCGCCTTCTCGTCGAAATAGTCCCAGCGACGCTCAGGTGGGCCCCGCTTGATGTGCGCACGGGGTGCGGGGCCAGCATCGGCAGGGACAGGGACGATGGGCCGCCACTCCGTGCGACGTTCCCGCCCATCCGGGGATTCGGCGGCGCCACCCGCCGGGCTTCGCCCCGATGCACCTCTTTCGACCCGTTGCTGCTGGGCCGCGGCCGCGCGGGGGGGCATCTCTACCCGATACCCGATCTCGTCCGCCACTGCCCTGGCCGCCGCACCCTGATCCAGGCCGTGGATCGCCGCGTACAGAGAAACCAGGTCGCCGCCTTTCTCGCCCGTCTGGAAGTCGGACCACTTGCCCGTCTTCGCGTTGACCGCGCAAGACTTGCCGCGTGAGCCGGAGAGATCGCCGCAGCGCCACTCGGGGCCGTCCCACGAGCCCTCCGGCAGCCATTTCGGCAGCAGAGAGTCCGCCTGCCGCAGAGCGGTGGCTGCGATCGCTGGAATGTCCAGGCGCATCGATCAGACGGCGCATCGGGATGACGTTGGCATGGTCACGGCGACACCTTGCGCAGCCGGACCGGCTCTTCGATCACCATCCCTCGCAGATTTGTCGAACTGGATGGGGACCTGCTGCCACGAGCCCGGCTCGCAGCCACATCGAAGAAAAGAGGCGCGGCATAAAGCCGCCGCGCTGAACCACCGCCCGAGAACAGGAGAAACAGGCGGTGGGGGAGGAGACGGGATATGAGCGACAAGCTCGCCAGAATCGGATTCATCGTGTGCTTGCTGGCCCTGTGGGCACTGCTGCCTGAGTCGTGCACTCGATCCGAGACGACCACGGCCGCGGTGCGCCCGGACCCAGCAGCGGCCGCCACGTCGACGTGCCCAGCATCACCGGACTACTCGACACACAGTGCCGCCACCACGATGAGCGCAGATCGATGAGCATCCCCGGCACGTGCTGCGGCCGGCAGACGTCTGTCCATGCGTGCTCGTAAAGGGGAGGGCGCGTCATGCCTGCGCCTCTTGAGGCGCATCGAAGATGTCGGGGCGCAGTTCGTGGCGGCGCACGAGGCCGCCTGTGACGGCCTCAATCTGCCGCGCGCGTTCCGCCGTGATCGGCGTCCTCCCATTCAACCACTGCCACACGAGCCCCTGGCTTACGTGAAGCTCGGCGGCGAATGCCGTCTGGGTGAGACCCTTTTCCCGCAGGTATTGGTAGATGTTCACGGGACGGAATACTAGCAATGCTAAACGCAGTCTGCAATAGCTCCCCTAGTGAACGCGCGCAAGCGCCCAAAAGTTTTCCAGGCCGAATAGCGGTGCTATTGACACTTTCAATTAGCAACGCTAATGTTTGTCCCGTCGCCCCACGCGGCGGATCGTAACAGCCTCAGCAACGCCACCCGGCGCCAGGCTCGTGGGGCGACCCTTCACAAGGGAGGGTCGCGTGGAACGTATCGAACACCTCATCGCAGCCGCCACCGGACTGCGGTTCCCGCCGGGCAGCGCCCGGCTCGCCGTCGCCCAACACGGCGATCGGTGGCTCGCCGACATGCCGGCGCCGATGCAGCACAGCGTGGAAGCATTGGCCGAAGTTGATCACGCGGCCACAACCTCGAGCGCATGGCGCCGCAGCGTGCTGCGGCGTGACGTGGGCTACCAGGTCGACCTGCCGGTGCATCTTCGGAGGGGACTGTGATCAGCACCGGAACCGCTAGCAACGCGGCACGACCGGCGCTAGACGTGACGCACGACGATCTGCTGGCCGCGGCGAAGCAGCTATATCTGCTCTACGAATCGGCCCAGTGGTACACGGTGGAGGTTGCGTCCGCGATCCTCAATCGCGGCACACCGGTCGCAGAAATGACGGTCGCGGACCTGCTAACCATTGTCAGACAAACGTCGCGCGAGCTTGGATTGCCTGTGACGGAGGTTGCGCTGTGATGGACACCGCCGCTCAGCAGCTCGCCGGAATCATCGGCCTGCCGACCAAGATCACCACGCCCAATGGCCTCATCGTCGCCCTGCGCGATTTCAGCATCCGCACCGAGGGCTCCAGGGTGCTGCGCGTGACCGCCGAGTACGGGTGCTATGCGCGCTGGCCGGTAGAGGCTCGGTTCCTTCCAGTCATCAAGCACTACACCCTCGTGGAGGACAAGGGATGAATCTTCCTCACCACCGCCATCCGCCCGGCCGGGACCTCGAGTGGATCCTGCCGATCCTCATCGTGTTCAGCGCGGCCGACGTCGTCCTCGTGTTGTGGTTCTTTCTGCGGAGGGCTTTCTGATGCTGAACCGTCCGTTGTTCCTTCGCGGCCTGCGCGGCTTTTCGTTCCGCTTTGAGGTCAACCCCGTCGAAGTGATCGGCACCGTCGTGCTGCTCGCGATGATGCTGGCCATCGGCATCACGATGGCCCTCGCGGGACAGCGCCAGGTAGTCGACTGTTCGCCACCGTCCGAGCGCCAGGTGCTGGTGTGGGCCTGGACCACCGACGGCGCCCCGAGCTGCCAGTACATCGACCGCACGCACGTCCCCGAGACGCGGAGTCGGTCCACCAAGAGAACGTGAGGTTATGCGTGGAGGGCTCGCTGGCGTGTGGCGCGTGTGCAACAGCGAGTCGCCCTTGCGCGTGCATCGACCACCAGGGCATTCCGACCCAACAGCGCCAGCGGGCCAAGTGTTGAGAACCCGCCGCATGCCGGGGGGCGATATCCCCGGACCCACCGCTCCGCTGCCGCTCGAGGAACGCCAAGAGGCCGACATGTACACGGCCTACAGGGCGAGCGGCTTGCGGTCGTGGGGCAGGCGATACGAGGACGCGCTCAGAGATCCGGCGCTGTCGATCTGCCTCAAGAACCTGGCCACGGCCATCAACCGGAGGAGGGCGATCGCCCGTGAAACTTGAGACTCTTGCCACGCTCACGCACATCAACGTCCGCAAGGGGAAGAAGGCACAGCAGGAGGCATCCGCACCATGAAGCTGCAAGTCAACACCAGCGGCGCATGGAAGAACGTCATGGAGTTCGAAGCGCCTGACGTCGATATCGTCACCGCCCAGGTCACCGCGCTGAGTCTTCTGGCCAGCGAACGCCCCAGATTCCGAGTGAGCCTCGATAGCCGCAGTGCCTGGGCGACGATGGAGAACGACGGGAAGTGGAGACGGAGCGCATTGCATGGAGTCGCCGATGAAACGGACTGAAGAAGCGCTGGAGATCCTGTCCAAGCATCACCCCGAACCGATGACCGCGCGCGAGGTATACGACGAGAGCAATCTGTTTGAAGGCGTTGCGGAAGCGTGCTGGGCAATCAACACGCTGGTGAAGTCCGGGAAGGTGCGCCCAGTCGGCGAGAAGCCACAAGCGAAAGGTCCAAAGCGGATCAGCTACGGCCTGGCCGACAAGGGCGCGAAGAACGCCCCCAAGGCTCCGGCACCAAGGACGCAGGAGCCGGAGCCGCCGGCGAAGACCGTGACGACAGCGCCGGCGAGAGAAGAACGGATCTTGACCCCGTTCGTGAAGCCAGCTCCAGTGCCGGCGACCATCAATGCCGCCGAACCCGTCATCACGCCGAAGGCCTCGGAGATCGGCCTGGCGGCCGCCGATGCAGCCCTGGATCTATCGATCGACGAGCACGGGTGGCTGCGACTCGGGCCGGCGTTGCTGACCCCTGCGCAGACTTCTCAGCTGGGCCGTTTCCTGTCGAACGTGCGCGGCGTGTGGGAAAACTTTGCGGCATGACCATGCAGCTCGGCATCATGTTTTTCGGCCTGGCCGCGATCGCGCTCACGCCAAGTTGAGCGGCGGCGAAAGCGGCAACGCCGCTTGAAGCCGTCGCGCTCGAACGCCGTGTTAGGCAACGGAGGATGAAGATGCAGATCAACGTGAGACATGCGCACTCGGCAAAGCTGCCGCACAGACTGACGCGGTGCGAACTTGAGCCGGAAGCGAGCGCCATGATTCAAGAGGAAGCCATCGAGGTTTTCACGGCGATGGTGAATAGCGGTCGCAGCTTTCAGCACGCGCTGCAAGCTGTGTTTCTCAGCGGCATTAATGAAGCGCGAGAGGCGATGCGATGAACGGGCATTGGAATTGGCTGATCGGGCGCAAGTTGAGCCTGGGAGAAGTAGTTGATGTTTTCGGTGAGTCGGCGACCGTGAGGCATGGCGACGACGAGACGCGGGTCTTGCTGTGCGAACTGCTGGAAGAAGACTACAAGGCCAGCGACCGCTACGAGAGGGATTTGAACGAGGCATGGAACACCGGAGACGGTGCGTACAGACCATGACGCCCAACGCATACTTTACGAACACCTGCACCAGCGAGGAAGCGCAGAAACGCGCCCGGCTCGATGTCGAGAAATTCCGTTTCCTTTGCCGCCTCTCCCGCCTCGCGCCTTACCACCAGGCGCACGCGCTTTTCAACGGGGCAGGGGGCGCGTTGCAAGCTGGCGTGAGGCGCAAGCCGTGAGCGCCCGCGACATCAGCGCCGACCAAGTAGCCGCATTCGAACGCTTCATCGCAGGGCCGGCCGGCGGCTCGCCGGCCAAAGCCCGCGCCCGGCAAGTCGCCACCGTTGCGCGGATGCTTGTCTATACCGACAAGCTGATCGCCGAAGCCGCCGCCGCGCGGATCGGAGCCCCCGGCCTGCTCGAATTGCGGGAATGGCTGGCCTTCAACCTAGATACCCACGCCGCCGCCCTGGCGCCCGCACTCGATGTCCGCCCCGATCCGCTCAAGGACGCCCGCGCCGCTGCCGTGAGCGCCGCCCGCAAGGGCGACCGGGCCGCGTATCTCGCCGCCCGCGAGCAAGAAAAGGCCGCCGCATGACCACCTCGACGCAAGCCCCCTCCAGTTTTCTTGGTATTAGTGCGAAATCGCTACACCGCCCAAGGAATCAAGGAGTTGCGACGGATTCCGCGCTGATCGCAAAAACACGCCGGTTCGATCTGCTGCGCCAGTCTCAGGCGCTGCTACACGACCCGGCGAAAGCGGCGCCAGATCAGGCGCGGGTGTGTTGGTGCCATCGATCAATTCGCACACGCGGCGATTCCGTCGCCGTCTGGCGACAGGACGCAGGGCAGGGCGCCCGCCTGGCCGGCATCACCACCTGCGGCAGCGTCTGGCATTGCCCGGTATGCGCCGCCAAGATCACCGAAAGCCGCCGCCGCGAGCTTGACCTGGCCGTTACGGCCTGGGTGAAACACGGCGGAACCATCAACCTGCTGACGCTGACATTTCCGCACCAGGCGAACCAGGCGCTCGCCGATCTGCTCGACCGCTTCGGCAAGGCGCTGACCAGCTTCAAGAACTCGAAGGGCTACAAGCGCATCATGGCCGGCGCCGAGCGTGCCGGCTCGATCCGCTCGCTAGAAACCACCTGGGGCGAAAACGGATGGCACCCGCACACGCATGACCTCGTG